GCCAAACAATTTCGAAGTTTGAAAACGGGCGACTGTAAAACACAGTCGCTGAGGGCTGTTTATTATGCCGTCCCCTCGTTACGTTATCCAGGAGCAAACGGGGTGGAGTTCCTCTCGTTTGGTTATCTGAATGGGCTAAATCATCGAGCCGTGCAATGTACTGAAATATACCTGACAGCGGAGGTGGTTCAGAAAATCAATCTACCTCAGGAATATAATCCTCAATCATAGGATATATTGGTCCCGTCAATGTAGAGATGCCTGAGCGGATTGTACGGTTGAGCATGTTCCTAGCCCAGCTGTGGACCTTGTTCTTAACATACTTAACACCTCCCTCAAAGAATTGAGAAGAGGCTTGTGATAAGATCGAGGATGCAGATGGATTAGTTTGAGTACGGGTACCAGCGATAGCCGTGGCATCAATGGTAACCTCATAATGAACTACTACTTCAACTCGTAGAACATTAGAACTTGCAGCACCGGACACGTAGAGACATATTCCTGGCCACGGATTGTCATCAGAGTCATTCAAGACTGTCTGTGCTAGAAAAGCATCAGCTAGGGTCTGATTAGTTGCCGTGAGAATAAAAGTACCAGGCTTACGTCTGTCAGTGACATGACCTTCAGTCTGTACTATTAAGTCTGCTAGGGTGTGAGTTGCATTGTTCCATAACTGTGAATTAGGATCTGAAATGGGCATTACAATCACGTCTCCACCTGTCGCGGTCATTGGTGCTATATCATGCCAAGTGAGCCCGGCTGAAACTACACGTACTTGTCCAGCAAAATTTGGAAAAGTACCCATGGTGGTCAAAGGTGTAGCGACAGCGGTCCATGTGTCATTGGCAGGAGATAGCTGTGTGACAGAAAGTGGATTTGGTCCAGGTACAAATGCAAAGTAAGCATCCCCTCCAGTACCAGTGGTAACAGTAAACACTGATCGAAAGGTCAGTGGTAATGTTAAAACACCAGGGCCAGAAGGACGTTTAGCACCGAAAGACGCCTTACAGAAAGGGTCGTATACAGCACAAACGTTTTGTACTTGTCGTTCTGAAACTTTGGAAGTTCTCTTTTGTTTTGTTTTCATTTTCTTAGTCATTTTGTAGCACCCGACAAAGTGAGGTGCTACAACAGCAGATTAGTCTGGAACAGTTTAACGTCGTGTTCAGGACGTTGAGGTGACTATACAGGTGGGTAGACAGGAAGTGCAAATTTGTGTACAATATACTTCTTGACTTTTGGATGTATGTCACCATGTCGCATCTCTTCGAGAGATTGCATTGCGTCATCATACTCCATCTCTTTGTGAGTGAGAATCCTATATACAGATTTAGGCCATGAAGTGAGTTCAGCTAAGCCTGTTTTCATATCATATTTGTGTGAGCAAAATTGAAATGAATCAGAGCTTGTGTTCAAATCACGAATCTTAAATCCATACCTTTCAGCCACAGAGGTATATCTTTCTATGTTGTCAACCCAAAAGATTGAGTCATCACCATTAGCTATAATATATTTAATACCACAACTACTGATTACATTTAGGAGAGCAGCATAGAAAATAGAGAGTAGAGTATTTCTACGGGAGGTGTCTTTAGAACCAGAATCCACGACTCCTAGTATTACTTTCATAAACACAGAGCCACCAATTACCGCTGAAGAATTTGCTTGAGCTATTGCCCATCTGTCACCTGCTAGGTGCCAGAGTGATAATTCTTCTTTTGGTTCGTGAATTGCTTTATCAAGGTGAGCAGTAGATAATAATGTCTGTAGTGTGTGCAGAGCATCAAATCCACTTTGATCTTGACTAGAGGGTTTTAGTCCTAATTCCTTGGATTTCTCCCCAACGACCTCAACAAGCTCTCGCATTTGAGGGTCCGAAAATCCAATTCCTACCGCGAAGGAATTTCTGTATTTATTTTCCTGAAGAAATGATGACGAATCTGAATAAAGACATGAATCGACTACTTGGTCAAT